TTGAAGAATATTTTCACAAAGTAATTTTAATTTTTCTATTTGATCTGCATTAGGATTATTATCTATTCCCAATCTGATTGCTGTATCTGATTTAATTAATTCAGACAGACTAAAGTTTCTTGTAAGTTTCATGTATGTATAATTATGTTAAGGTTATATCTCAATTCGTTAGTTGATCCAACTCCCCTATGCTGTTTTGCGCTGTCAAAAACATAGGCAACAGAGTCCTCGCTAATATATTTTTTATCATCTATTTCTAAGTATCCGTCATTTTTATTTAAGTTGTATAATATACTAACACAACCTGGTGTGGTGCTGTCAACATGATTTGAGCCTTTTGATAGGGTGTGATAAAAATTATAATTTACTCTTTTCAATGCTTTATATGGCTGAGAAATACGCATGCAAACTAAATCTGCGACCGTAAATGCAAATAAATTTAACATGTCAAAGTTTTTTAATTGATCTATTTTTAAATTTTTATCGTATGTTCTTAACGCTAAACCTTGATCTCTGTTAAAATCAAATTGTTTATTATCATAACCAAAATACCATCCAGGTGTTATTTTAAGTAATTCAATAATTTGATTGTTTACTTTTTTTGAATAAATGTTTTTAACTATTCTAACCATACTAATTTATCTTCATCAGAGATATAAGCATATTTTAATTTAGATGTTTTCATTAATTTATATAAATCGTTACTATCTTCACACAACACTTCACCAGGTAAATTTAATGATGTATTTAAAACTGCTGGTATAAATGATACTTTTTGAAAAGCTTTAATTAATTGATAAAATTTAGGATGAAAATCTTTTTTTAAAGTTTGTATTCTTGACCAACCATCGACTGAACAAACGTTTGTAAGTTTAGGATTTTTGCTTTTATAAACAAACATCATATATGGAGACTCTTCTCCCTTTTCAATCTCAAAATATCTATGAGCCTCTTCATATAAAATAGTGCATGCAAACGGTCTGTACCATTCTCTTTTTTTAATTTTATTTACAAGTTCGGTACAGTTTTCTAATAAAGGGTTTGCTAATAATGATCTAAAGCCTAAACCTCTTTGACCTTGTTCAGATTTACCTGAAAAAATGGCTATGGGTTCTTTTAATAATATTTTTGCAATCTCCAAAGAATTAGTTTTTTTGTGTTTAAATTTAGACCAATCATTTTTTACCTCAAAACCTGAACAGATATGTTTTAAAGGTTTAACGTTTATTTGATTTTGTGCAGCCACATGTAAAGCTGCTCCTAAAGATATACCAAAGTCACCATTAAAGGGATCTGCTAAAACGTTTGTTTGTCTATTTACCTTTAGCCTGGTGTTATTTAATATATTTTGTGCACATCCACCAGATAAAACAATTGTGTCATAATTGTGTTTAACTTTGTTTAACGTTAATTCAAATAAATGTTCAAATGCTTTTTGAAAAGTATGAACAAAGTCAGCTATTTGTGATCCTTTTTTTAAATGATCTGTATTTGGGCTTAACATAAATCTATTATATTTATTTGATGAATCATAAGATTCTCCATGTCTTCTTAACAAAGATTCATTCCATTTATCCTTATAAATTAATGAATTAAATATATTTTGTTTAAATTTACCGTAAGATGAAAAAGCCATAGTTTTGCCTTCTTCAAATTCTTCTAAGCCTAGTTCATAAGTTATTTGTTGATAAGCTTTTCCTAAGGATATCGAGGGATGAATACGTACATTTTCTGTCTCTACATTTAACATTGACCAAGTTCCAAAGTTTCTAAATAAATGATTTAAATGCTCATCATATATAGTTTCGTTCTCTCCAACAATTACCCCATTTATATATTTAGACTCATGTTTAAGTGGTTGCTCAGCTCCATCTCCATCTGCGATAAAATAAATTGCTTTGTTAGGATTATTAAAAAAATGTCTTGCACAAACAGCATGAAAATAATGATGCTCTGTTTGGTTAATTTCATAAATATCTTTTGACTGAACATTAAAAAATTTATGTAAAAAATAATTTATAGGAAATAAATTATTTCCCATAGATGTTATAATTACTTTATCAAATTTTAATTTTAATTCTTTTAATTTAACAAGAATGTTATGTGAGGGTATAAACTCATGTTTAAATTTATTGAATCTATCTAATTGATGATGAACTATTATTTCATCCCCTGATATTACAGTTATGCTACCATCGTGACCAAGGTGTAATGCTAGGATGTTCATATTTTAGTGTAGTTGTGGGAACCGTACCACACGAATAGGTTAAGTACAATCTATTATCTTCAATAGAGTCTTTCATATTTTCTGTAAAAGTAATGATTAATTCACCACCCTCTCTTACACATTCATTCCATGTATCAAATCGATCTGTAAGTTGCATTGGTGCATCACAACTGCCTGCTAACTGTGAGCAGATATAAAAAACTAAAAAATACTTCATTATTTTAAATGAAGCTTTTTGATAGATTTTTCACCCATGTATACTTCTGTTTCTGCTTCACTACGTATACATTTATAAGATATGTTTGGGTTGAACTCACGTTCTGCTACTCTACGTGCACGCAAACATTCTGCCATTGATTCTTGTATTCTATGTTCCTTAATTTCACCGTCCCAAAACATTAATAAAGCTACAACAGTCTCAATCATACTACTTTACCTTTGTTTGGTCCTTGTTTAATTTTATACCTGCTAGAACCATTTGCATTTATATTTACTTCTTTTTTTAAATCTTTTACAAATCTCATTTGTTTAGCTTTTTTCTGCATATCATCAATATACTTTATCACTTGTTTAGTTATTCGATCCGTTGCCATTATATTTAAATTCTCTATTTGCATCTTTTAATTTTTCTATATCTTCTAAAACTTTATCCATTTGTTTACGTAAAAACTCAATGTTAACTTTGTTCAAAGCCATGTCTTCAATATGTTTATTTAGCTTATCGGTCGACTTATAAAGATCCTCGATCATCATGTATTGCTCAGAATCCGCGGGCAATGAACCTAGTTGTCCACGTGGCCATTTAATTCTAAACTCTGTATTCTCCGCCAAATCTTTTTCCATTATTTGTATTTTAGTGTCAGCAATATTTATTCTTTCAACCATTTGAAAATAGCCCATGGTGCCAAGTGCCACGATAACAATTAGACTGGCAACCGTCTTCATCGGCATCTGCACAGCTGCTTCTTCACTTATATTTAAAGGTTTCTTACTCATTTGTTTTTGGTTTCGGTGGTGGTATTATAATATTTTCAGATTCAATATTCAATGAGCTACCCCCAGGTCTTAAACACACAGCTATAAGGCACAGCAAAAATATTAGTATTGCTGTGAATTTATAGTTCATAGGAACCTCCTACTTCTTTTTTTTCATTTGATAAAACATTTTATCAGAGTCCTCTGTGACTAATCTAGTATCTTCCGCATCCCAGTAAGTAGTTTGAACTTTATAGTCTGGCCAAGAGTTATCAGTAGTATAACTATTAATGTGCCAGAGAAGACGATTATTAGGCTGAGCTGCATAATTACCGTTATCAAGCTCCAATATATGTGCACACTTATGTTCTTGAGGAATCTCAGAGTGTTCAACATCCAAGATATTAACGTCTGGATGTGCCCAATCAATTGTGAACAAATATTTGCCATGATAGAATTTTTTATCTAATCCTAAGAATTTGCCCTTTACGCCATCCAACCAATCAAAGCAAGTAATACTAGGCCAGTAGCTGAAACAGTTCCACAGTTCCAACTCGTTCGGCTGCATATCAGGCACTTTGGTTCTATCAAACGATTTTTGGAAAAACGCTGAGATAGGCAATCTCCAATAGCACGCACCATTGGGTAGCATGATATTAAATAAGATCGCACGGCCTGAGATACTTGTAAGAGCAAAGATAACACAATCTTCACTTTCTCCATGATGTTCCTTAAGGTCATACAAATACTCCTTTCTTACTTTACAGTATATCGGAGGTAGGTTTGCGTTTAGATATGCCATTTTTATATTTTTCCCTCCAATATTGTTTTCTTTCTAATCTTCTTAGCCTATATTCTAAATTAATATAGTTATAAAATAGTCTCATCTTTAAAAATCCAAATTTTATTTTAATGGATTCAAATAATTTTTTTAACACTTCCATCTTCTCCTAGCTTGTCTTAATCTTGAGTTTGGATTAGCAGCAGCTTTAGGAAACTTTTTCATTTGCCCTGCTGATCTCGCACAAAAAGATTTACGCCTTTTAGCAGCTTTTGATCCAGGTTTAACTTTACCTGTAACTGCTGTTTTTAATTTTGAACCAGGGTTTGCTCTTCTGTATGCAGCAACTCCTGCTTTTGTCATTCCAGCACCTGATTTAGTAGGTCTAAAATTTTTTTTATTTCGAGCTGGCATGATATCACCACGTCTTACAGAATAAACAACAACTGGATTTCCTGGTCTAGATGGACCTGGGAATTTTCTTTCAAATCCAGGTTTTAATTTTTGCTCTTTATTTTTACGTTTAGGTTCTTTTTTAATTAATGGTATTTTATCAAAATTAGACATATTACGTAAATGTTATTGTTACACCACCAGTGCCACCGATTGTAGCATGAATACCTTCAGCGAAAAAAATACCTGACCCTGGTAAATACATATCTAGTCCTTCTTCTCCAAAAAGATAAGTAGCAACTGTTGTTCCAGATGCACCACCTGTTTTAAAAATAATTGATCCACTTGCTGAATTACCCTTTGCTTGTATTGAGGTTAATCTTGCTCTTTTAGTTGTGGGAACCATTTGTGCAGTTGAAGTGGCATGAGCACTTAACTGATCTGACATGAAACTTGATCCACCCATAATTATCCATTCTGTCCTGTTAAATTAGGACCTGAGTATTTATCTGTTAATAAAGTGTAAGCAGTTACGTGTGTTTTTGTTTTACAAAAAATACCTTTTGGAAACAAAATACCATCTTCTGGAAAATTAAAATTAATTACATCACCTGATGGAACGTCCGCCTGAAATAAAGTTGCTCCAGTGTTAGATGTAGTAGTTAGTTCTAAAACTCCTGCACCGCCACCGCTTGATGCAATAATAATTCCTCTTAATCTTATTGGTTGAGCTATAATAGCAGATGCGCCTGCTGCAGCATCCGATCTTGTAGCTTGTATATCAGTCTTAAATGACATCTATTCTCCTATGTTTGTGGCTCCCGAAGGAGCCACTGATTATTTATTACTGTGCATCAAAAGGTGTTGCAATTGATCCATTACCAATTAACTGACCCTCTACAGCATATAAGTTAGCTGCGATTGCAGTAAATTTGATTCTTGAACCTTTTAGACCACCTGTTGTAGCATTAGATCCACCAGCTTCTCCGTTAAGATTAACTTCGTTATCTCCAGTTGTAACTACGAATTGTTTACCAGCAGTTGAAGCAGTAATACCAACTGTGACAGCACCAACAAATTTATCTGCTGTGTTAGCAGTTTTAATCGTGCCAGTGAAATTATCAATAAAAAGAATTTCAAAAGTTGTTCCAATTGTATTTTTATTATTTGGATCACTTCCTGGTCCTGATGAAACAGAATCAGCAGTCGAAATTATTGATGGTATTGTGATTGCAGTTGGAGTTGCAGCAGGATCCATTGTTACTAGTCTTCCCGCGTGATCAGCAACACTTAGATCTGTTGCTAAAGTGACAGCTTTCACTGCGTTTGGTCCTAAATTAATAAAACCATTTTTTGATCGGACTGGTCCGTCAAATGTAGTATTTGCCATAATATTCTCCTTTGTATAGCGTTAATTTTGTAGTCTCTATACCGTCTGCCTAGTCAGTCTACAAAATAATTATTTACTAGGTTTTTTTATTATACATAAAAAAAGGGGCGATGTAAAACCGCCCCTTTTAAGTAATACTAGTTGTATTATCTATTAACTAGTTGGTAAATTTCCGTTACCAAATACACATCTTGGATCAGAAAATCCAAAAGAGTATCTTTCTCTAGCTTTAAATCTTACGTTTCCAGTATCGAAGTCTCCTTCCATTGCCGTTTTGATTGGTGATCTAACGAACATTTTGAATCCGTTAGGCACATCAGTCAATAAGAAGTAAGAGTCAGTATCAGTTAAAAAGTTATTGATTACATAACCTTCTGGCACCATACCCATGCTTCTAACAGCATTGATGTCATTATCAGCAGTTCCTGTTCTCATAGGTGACTTCATTAGTCTCTCAGCAGTAAATTGTAATTCTTTTGGAATTATCATTTTTCTACCTTGAGTTGCTATTTTAAGTCCTCTTTCATCTACGAACCCAGCAATGTCAATTAATGACTGCTCAAGTGAAGTTTCGTTAAGGTCTGCAGCAGTCGCTAGAACGTTTGAGAAAGTTCCGCCTGTTGCAAGTGGGTGTGAAGCATTTATTAATGATACTCCGTCACCACCTGTTACAGTTGTAACTTGCGCATTGTTCAATACGTTTGCAGATTTAACTTGCTTCGTATTTGCCATAGATCTTGCAAGAGCTCTTGTGTATCTTGCAGCTAATCTATCGTATAGGTTATCTTCGATTGCTTCCTCAGTGATTGAGAATGCTAATGCGATTGTTTCGTGAGTGTATCTAGAAGTGAAAGTTTCACCTG